CCAGTCGTAGGCGGACATTGTGACGCTCTTGCCGCTCCGCTGTACCGTCGCTATCCAGTTATCCGGCATACTATCTATCACCCCACAACAGGAGCGGACCGCCGCCGGCTACCGCGTACCAGGCCAGCGCACGTGCTATCACTGTATCGTCGTGCACACCCACAGGCGCCGAATAGGCCGGCCTGCCCGTCTGCGCGCTGTACTTCACTTCATACGCTTCGAGTTCCGCCGTCCATATCGGGTCCGCCTGCCACTGGCACTCGGTACGCTCGAAGGCTAGGCGGATGCTCTCGATCAGTGGCGGCTTGGAGGAGGGCGTCGTGTCAAACGATTGCACCCCTACGCGAGACAGCGCCGGATCGCGTTGTAGCTCCTCTATGATCGGCAGGCCCATCGCGTTGCTCTCCGCCACCACCACGGCAACGCCCCATCGCTGTGCCAGCGTCACCAGGTCCTGGCGCTGCACGTGGTAGTCGATCTCGTTGCGCCGGTGCCGCGCCAGCTCTACCCGGCAATCGCTGCACACCACGCTGTAGGCGGTGTAGTCCGAGACCTTGCCCCAGTCGGCCCCTAGCACCACGTGATGGCCGTGATGGGTAGTAGGGTCCGGGTTGACGGGTGCGCCCATGCATGCCGCGATATTACGAAAGACGGCCCCCTCGTTGTCCAAGAACTCGGCGAGTATCTCTTGCTTGTAGGCATCCTCACTGAGGTCGGCTGTGATCTCGGCCAGCGCCTCACGCGAGAGATGTGGATTGTCGTGGCTGGTAAAATGCCATGCCTTCCAGCGCCCTGTATCGTCACCAAGTGCACGCACGTAGAAGCTATGAAAGTGGTTCTTGCGCTTCGGTGTGCTAATGAACCAGGCGTCGCCGTCGTTGTCCAGGAGCATGGGCGCGCCGACCAGATCCCACGCCGACGGATCCATGATGGCGAACTCATCCAACACGAGGAAGTCGGCATAGTCGCCGCGTAAGGTGTCGGCGTCGAAGGCCGTCTTGGCTCGGATGCGCCCGCCGTTCGGGAACTCAAGCGTGTGCCTCGTTTCGTTCTTCTTGACTATGCCGGCACTGACCAGTGGCCCTAGCCACGTTTTGCACTTCTCCCAGAACGTATCGGCCTGCTCCTGCGTAGGTGAGGCGAGTAGCACCCGCCGCCCGTTCTTTGCATGTTCACACGCCGCGAATGCGGCTAGCGTGGTTTTCCCAGCACGCCTTCCAGCACATATAACTTTTCGGCGTGCCGGATCGCGCTCAATCTCCCTCTGCTTCGCGTGTGGCTCCGGCAACGTCACGCGCAGTCTCGTCGTTGCCATACACCCACTCCACGATGGTGCGATTCTCTGTCTCTAGTTTGTCCCCATAGCCGCGATCACGCCCCTGTGTGCGCAACTGGAACTGTATCGCCCATGACTCCCCGGCGATCAGCGCGCCTTCGAGCTTCATCTCCGCAATGTCGCTGCGCCTCTCACGGTACTTGGCGATAGTATCCGCCACGGCTTGTACGCGCCTCGCTCGCCGCAGAATCGTCTTGGCACTGCATCCCAACTGGTCGGCAGCCAGATAGACACCGCCGTGCGTCTTGTCGACGGCAGCGATTATGGCGTCTGTGCTGACCTGCCATCCGTGAGACACTTAGCCCCTTACCCCTGCCTAACGGCGCGCGACGGCAGCCGCAACCGCGGCCTGCCAGGCCTGGGATGTGGCACCCCGGAGGTTGCCCTCTCTCGCTACGAGAGTGCCCCGTACCAGGTCGTAGTAGGCCGTCTTGGGCATTGCATAGATAATATCGTTAGCGGCGCTGTTACCGATCTTGCTGCCGCGGAGGGTGGCACCAGATATACCCCCACTCCTGTAACGTTGTACGCGCATGCCGCCTATCTTCGCGATGGTGTCTCGGTCGAAGTACACGCGATCTTCCGGCCCCTTTGTCCAGCGGGTTCCGCCCAACGCCTCTAGGCGCGAAGCCACCGCCGCCGGAGACATGTCCGGCCCGCCACCACCGCCCCCGCCTCTTCCCGAGCCGCCGCCGCCTTTAGCCATCGATAATCCCCTTCACCACGTCACGCTCTTCGGCAATCCATCCCCAGCCGCGTTCTGCGCACATGGCCTTCACCGCTTTGCCGCCGCCATACACCGTGAACAGAATGTCGTCGTCCCCGTGATACTCGCACGCCGCACGCCATTCGTTCTGCGTGGCCTCCATGCGGTCGGTGTAGCCGCGCGTCACGTAAGCGCGCCATTCTCTCGGCACGCCCAGGAACGTCACGTCGGCATACTCTGCCGGCACGTTCAGGTCCACGAACACCCGCACGCCCTCGGACTGCCAGTAGCGTGCGATCCATCGTTTGCGATACACACACCAGAGCACGTAGGCGCGTGGCGATTCCAGCGACGTCGTAAAGTTTGGCTCTACTGCGGCACGGCAACCACTTGTCACCACAGGCATCGGGTCTTTCCACAGCGCCTCGAAACGATCATCTGAGACGTAGAAATGGTACGTGCCGTTCATGGCACGTTTGCGTCCACCCTGCTTCGAGCCCCACGACTGCCACGGCAACTCGACTTGCAGCGCTTGCATCTTCGGGTCGAGCATGGGCACGTCCCACGCGTTGTCCGTCGGGAATCGCGCGTCTGGCACGTAGCCGTACTCAGGCAGGCGCCCTTCCTCTGCGAGAATATCGTCCGCGGCTTTGACGAGCAGGCCGTCGATCTCCTTGCCCGTGAACAGGCCGTCAAACGTCAGCCCGGCCTCCAGGTCCGCCGCGATCTGCAGCGTATCCCACTCGGCAATCTCCGCCGTGCGATTGTCGTACAGCGCCAGCCGCCGCTTCTGTTCGTCAGTGAGACCGGATCGTCGTACCGCGATGATCGTCTCGCCGTCTGCGTCTACCACTTGCACGCGCTCAATGCCGGCCTCGGCTGCCGCCTCAACCGTCGCGTTGCCCGCAAGCACCGCGCCTGTTTCGTCGATAACGATGCTACGCGCGGCCCCCACCTCATGCAGCGCCGACACGATCATCCCGACGTTGCGCGGCGTGTGCCTGCGCCTGTTCTGCGCGTCGGGCCGCAAGTCGGCCAGCGTGTGCACGTCAGTCACCGTTCGCGTTCCCCCAGCCACGTATCCATGAACTCCTGGTACTCCCGCCACTCTCGCCGGTGCCAGACGCGGTGCCATAGCGCCACCGCCGGGCACACCACCGCGAGGTAGGCCGCCGCGAGCCAGGTCAGCAGGCGAGAGGGCGTCACTCGTCCAGCCTCTCTATCGTGATGCGCAGCCGCCCGTAGTCCGCCTGTAGCGCCAGCGTGTCCACGTAGGGCGCGTCCTCGTTGCCCGCAGCCCTGGCCTCCTCATACGCACGCATCAGCGCGTCCCGGTCAACTGGCATCCACGGTTCAGGTTGGCCGGCCTCTATCTCACCGTCCCACGGCGGTGAGACCACCCAGTGGTGATATTGGTGATCGACGTGCTGGATCAGTGCGTCTAGTCTGGACTCCAGCGATAGATTGTCGAGGTAGAACCCCGACCACTCGTACCCGTCGCCGGCGTATCGCAGGTGCCCCTCTAGCACGACCGGTTCACTCACAACGTCCTCCAGATAATGGGCCCAGGGTAGGGATTTGCACCCGTTATTGACTCTCCGTCTGTCGTGGCGGAGTGTGCGCCTGTTACGCTCCGGGCTAAGCCACGAGGCGGGAATCGAACCCGCTGCCATGTGATTTAGCCGCCGGGAGTCGCCTTCTGCGGCTACCTGGCTTTCCGCCGCAGCTATCCCGACGCGGTGTCACCGTCCACCCGCTCGTGGCTATAACGACCCGTCCTGGTACGCTGGTCCGCGTGACGGGTACGCTCCTCAATGAGTGGCGCCGCGTTGGTCCCGTGTTCCGCGGCGTCATGCCCAGTAACAATCGCCATGGGCCGCGCCCGGGCCTGGGCAATTACACCTAGATCGTCCTGCTCCCCGGCGTCGGTGGGCATTCGTTCGGCACCACGTCTAGCGCCAGGATGTTCGCCTCCACCAGCGTCGTAATCGCCGCGTCCTTGATCCCCTCGTCGCTGCGCTTCCCCACGCCCATGCGCCCAAGGACGTTTAGGACCGTTTCATAGCCGAGCGTTTCTGCGCTAGCCGCAAAGAAACCCCAGAAGGCAGCCAAACCAGCCTGTCGCCCGGTAAACTCGGCTCCGTATGTCAGCCAGTGAGCGAGTTCGATCAGGACGATAGTTACGCCCAGGACCAGGAGGTTCGTCCATCTCCAGTCCTTGAGGTACTTGGCCAGCCACTGCCCGGCCAGAAAGGCCAGGAACAGCCCCCCACCGAAAGAGGCCAACGCCTCGTAGGTGATCGGAATGTCCATCGGCTTACCCTCCTATTCGCGCCAGCATGAACCTTAGCAATGACCGGCCGCTCTTCCGCCGATTACATTCTGCACACACCCAAGCCAAGTTATCCGCGTCGTGCATCCCGCCCCTAGACAGTGGGACGACATGATCCATCTCTCCCTCGGCTATGAGGTGATTGCAGTATGGACAGATACCACCGTACTCGCCGATCTTCTCCGCAATCACTTGAGCGGTGACCGCCCCATTATCTGCGTCTCGCTTGCGCGCCCTATACCGCAACCTCCGACTCGCCACATGCTCAGGATGCATTGCTGTATACGCGCGCCCATAGGCTGCATACTCTTCCTTGTGCTGCTCATAGTAGTGGCGCGCTCGGGATGGCAACTCATCTTTATGGGCAACCTTCCAGGCGCGAGTAAGAGCGGCATGCTCTTCTTTGTGCGTGGCGTAATACTCGCGACTCCAGGCGTTGAACTCGGGCCTATGAGCAGCAGCGTACTTACGCTTCCGCTCTCTCATCTCGGCCCCGTGCGCCGCGTCATACTCGCGACACCGCGCGGCGTGCTCCTCTTTATGGGCTAGGTAGTATTCATGCTTCTTGGCGGCAAGGACTTCCTTGTTGGCAGCCCAATACCCCCTCATATATGCAGCACGGTCTTCCTTGGACTGCGCCACCCACCGCCCCCCCCCCTAGAGGAACAGGCCGCCGGCAAACGAGGCCAGCGCCTCAATCGTGATAGGGATTTCCACCGCTACTTCCCTCCCGTGATCTCCGGCGGCCTATGTGGCCACGCAGTCGCCGATAGTGCGATGTGTTGCTTGATCCACGTCAGGTCCGCCTGAATAGAGGCGATAGCGACACGCGTTGCCACACTGTTGACCTGGTCCGATGTGCGCTCATCGCAGATCTTTTTTACTGTGTCTGCCAGAGTCGTAACCTGCTGCACCAGTCTGCTGTAGCCGTAGACGACGCCCATAGCACTCACCACCAGGGATACACCGAACGGGATAACCCACGACGCCCAATCGCCCACGTTCCACCTCTATCAATAGCGGCGCTGGGCCGCAGGTCGCACCAACTGGTAAGCATTCCTTACACGTTCATAATCTGGTCGCGAGCCGTCGCCAGCATCTCTAATAACTCGCCGGCCAACTCGTGCCCGCCCGTTCGCAGAACGTCGGCCTCAGTGTGAAGCGCGTCGCTCTTGTGGCCCGTGATGCGGCCCATCAGCGCCTCGAACACGTCCGCCACGGTATCGCCGTCAACGTCTACCGTGCGCGGCGCGTTGAACTCTGTGCGTTCGGACCATTCGGCCTTCTTGCCGGGATTCCAGTTGGATACGGGCCTAAGATATCCGACCACCCGAGAGTACACCTCGCACTTTTCGCCGCAGACGCGCTCAGTCAACGTTTCTCTCCCCGTAGCACTCTATATCCGCGTCGCCGACGATAACCGCATCTCGCACGTCTGCGCGCCGCTGGCGCTGTTCATCTGATAGCAAAAAGCGCGCCCATTCGGGCCATGCCGACGTCGCGCCTGTGAGAGAGTGCTCTTTAGCGCACCGGCTGCATATCCAGTGTGTCCCGGTCAACTTCTGCCCACACACGCAGCAACGATGCACTAAGCCTCCTAACCTGTGATAGTCAGCCACGGTCTAGAATGTTACATTTCCCCGCCTATTCGCTCCCTTGCGCGCCCAAGTCGCCGCGTAACCGCTGGCCGACCTACCCCCAGCGCATCCGCCATCTCCTGCTGCGTCATGCCCGTCACCACCAGCACAACAACGACGCGCTGTCTCTCCGTGAGTAGAGCACACGCGCGTCGCAGGTCTAGCCGCAGGTCCACGTCGTCGGTGTTGTGCAAGCGCGCCCCCTAGTTTCGTATTGTGGAACGAGTAGGCCGATTGACGTGGTACTCATACCCCCAGGGCTTGACTTGTAGCGCGTAGTGTGCTACAATCTGGGCAGAGTCAAGACAGAGACGAAGGAGAAACCCAATGACCACCGAGACGACCACCGCCCTCACCGCCCAGGAACGCGCCCAGGCTATCCGCACCTACGCAGACTACGTCGCCTTCCTCGACAGCCTGAGCCCGGCACAGGCCAATATCTGGGCCGAAGTCCTGCCGGTGCCCGAGCGCTAACCACCAGCCCCGCCGGTCGGGCCATAGGCCGGCAGAAAGAGCACCGTGAGCCAGCCCACGAGTTTCCGCCTCAGTGACCAGACCGCCCGCCAGTTGGCCGCATTGGCCCCGCTCTACAACGGCAACTCGCACACCGTCGTGACCGTCGCAATCGACAGAATGTACGCCAGAGAGACAGCAGAGAGGAGCATCATGCACGAGCACCCGCTGAACGTCCTCGCCGAGGCCATCTACACCCAGGTGTTCGGGCACCTGGACGACAAGTATTTCAGCGCCGTCAAGATTCAGGAGATTTACGACTGGCTCGAAGCCGGCGACGACGGCGAGGACCGCACCGTGGCCGACCTTGCCACCGAGTGGCGCGAGTACGACGCCGACGACGTGGAGGCCAATCGCCCCTAGCCTCACTCCCCCGCCCCGGTGCCCTCGGCCGGGGCTTTCGCGCGCCGCCAGTACACATAGACCGTCCACCAGAGCAGGTACAGCGCGACGCGGTGGTAGACCCAGTCCACCGCGACGCCCAGGGCCACGACGCGGGAGCCACGCCAGTCAGAGATCTGTATCCTCATTCCCCCTCCCCCGCCGGCCCCCAGTCCTCATCCTCATCGACGTCCTCATCCTCGTCAGCGTCTTCGCCTATCCGGTGTCCGTCTAGTTCCCACACGTCGATGCTGTACATGGCAGAGTCCGTGGGAGGCCGTTGCTCGACGTATCTATCCGCCGCCTCCTGACTCGCCGACACCAGCACGATCTCACTGTAGTCGCTCCACTCCCGCAGATGCCGCGCCATAACCACGTATACCCGCTGTTTCTCGCTCATTCCCCCTCCCCCTTGGCTAGAGCGGCACGAAGAGCAGCGGCAGGTGTATCAGCAGCCACTATCGGGTCCGGAGCATCGGGACAAATGTACCAGCGCGGACATACCGGCATCAGTCCCCACGCTTGCGACTTCGAGGAGGCAAACAAAGCCATGCCTCGCGGCATCGCCTCCACCAGCGCCCAGTTCGCCGCCGCCGGTTCCAACTCCGCCACACGCGCACGCAGGATATCCCTATCCTCGTGATTCTGTACGATTACCCTGTTTAGATACTGAATGTGCTCGCGTAATGCCTCCTCCGTCGTTGCATCGTCCGTCACGTCCTCACAACGTTCGCTCTCTCGCCCACTGTGCGCCGCGATCAGCGCGTTAAGCTTCAGTGCCACCTCGTACGCGCTGAACATCTCGGCGCCCGTCAGTTGCCTCACGTCTCCCCCCTCTTCGCGTCCAATACCTCGTACAGTGCCTCTCTCGCCGCCTGCCGTCGCGTCCACAGTGCGTATATCAGCCTGTCGTCGCGCGTCTCGCCGCCGTTGGTGTTGCGCTCTAGCACCCACCAGCGCCAGTGACGACGTAGACACTCGCGGCGCAGAGTGGTCAGATCATCCGCCATCCCGCTCCCCCCTCTGTGCCAGGTGTTCCCGATAGTTCGCTTCTAGGTTGACCCAGAACTCTACCGATGTGCCAAAGACGTCCGCCAGCCAGCGCGCGTCACGCTCGGTGATCTCCCGTTCCCCCTGAATCAACTCGCGAATGGTTCGCACCGGTCGGTGCATCAGGGCCGCCAGGTCATGCTGCGTCCAACCGCGCGCGCGTAACTCTGCCGCGATAGTGACGCCCGGCGGGATGATCCGCGCCGGCAGTATGGCCCGGCAGTTGTCACTCCTCGCCATTCTTCCACCCCCTCGCCTTGAGCGCGCGCAGTACCGTCGCCGCCGCAAGCCCGCTCTCGATCTGGTTGCTGGTGAATCGCAGCACCAGCCAGCCGCGTATAGCCGCCTCGTTGTACTTGATTACGTCTGCGGCGAACCCCGCCCCCGTCGTGTGGCGCCCCTGCACCCACGTGGCCCCCTCCGCCTCCGTAGCCACCAGGTAGTCCGGCCACGCGAGGTCAAATCGCCAGCGCCTCGGGCGGGCGAATACCAGTTCCCGCACCGGCTGCGGCAGGCCGATAGCAAGGCAGTGGTAGGCCAACAGGTCCTCTAGGCCGGCACTCACCTGCCATCCCCCGTCGCCCAGCTCGCCACCACGTAGGCGCCGAACGCGGCCCCCGATAGGAATGTCACCACGAACACGGCCACCCACTCCCACACGTTCACGTCCCCACCTCCGAGCACTCGCGCGCCGGCCAGTAGACGAACCCGCCGCCGACCTCCGCTATGCCGCACAGCAGGCCGGCCCGGTTGCGGCCCGTCAGCCGAAACCACGTCCCGCTAGGCCAGTGCAGCCAGAGCGTGCCGATTCTCATGTGCCCGCCTCCAACTGCGCCGCCGCCGGCGCCTGTAGCCGTTCCACGACCGCGCGCACTTCCGGGAGCATCTGCGCGTGCTCCGCGGCGCGCCGCACCAGCGCGTCGTACACGTCGCAGAAACGGGCCCTGTCCGCCACGGGATTCTCGCTCGTGCGTAGATACGCCATTCCCCCGACGGCGTTCACCGCTCGCTGCACCCGCTCTGGTAGCGCCGGCGGATCCACGTGCGTCTCGCCTATCAGCCGCCCCCCCGCCGGCCATTTGCGAATGTACGCTCCCACGCGCCCCCAGGCCTCGGCCCCGGTGAGTTCGTCGGGCCAGAGGAGGCCTATCGCCGCCTTGCGGATCTCGGCAGGTTTCGGGTAGAACGTGGCGCCACTCACCACACTCACCACCGCCGCAGAGAGCAGGTCGTCGGGTATGTCGGCCAGGCAGCGCCCGTAAATCTCTATACCCAGGTCCGACGTGCGCTCCGCATCTTTCGGCCACACCTGGCCCAAAATGGCGAACATCTTCGCTACCGCCTCACGTGACGCCATCGCCCCCCCTCTTCAGGTATGCCTCAATAGCCGCGTTGCCATACGACAGGCCGTTGCCGTTCCCCCCAGGCGAGGCGCGCGCGCCTTTCGCTGGCACCCCCTGCGGATACCATTCGGTCGCCCACGTCCACGCGCCCGGGTTGTAGCCGCGTTCTACCCACGATTGGCGGCACAAACCCAGTTTCGCAGTATCCGGATTCTCTCCGAGGGCCTGAATCAGGCCGTCATAGAGCTCTATCGGCGGATAGTGTTTGCTCCCTGTGGCCGCACGCGCCGCGATTATCGCCGGGTGTTTGCTCCGAGGATCAGAACGGCGATTCGGGACCGGCGCCGGCTCGGGTTCGGGCCCTGCCGAACCCGATACCTCTGCATCTGAATCTGCATCTGAATCTGCATCTGAATCTGCATCTGAATCTGAGGCCGTTACGCCTCGTTTCACCCTCGTTACGTGCTCGTTACATGGACCGGCAGCAGACGATACAGCCTGCTCGCGGTGTCGTTTCACCCTCGATGCAACGGCACTTCGGCGATCAGATGGTGCTCGGCCCTGGCGCTTGGCGTAGTTGGGCAGATACAGAATCCCATCTTCTTCGGCGATCATGTTGCGCTCGGTGAATGCCTCCAGTGCGTAGCTGAACTCAGCGGGATCACAGCGGATGCGCAGAGCCGTATATTCAGGCGTATCAAGTGTGCCAGTCTCTACACCATCATCGTCGCGATCATCTATCTCTCCGGCGATGTGGAGGAGTGCGGCCCATATCCCCCGTTGCGCCCACGTTAGCGTGAGCATCTTGGGGTCGTGCGTCGTCTCCGTGTAGGACTTGACCCACGTCTTCATGCGCTATCCCTTTCGGCCTGGTGCATCCACCCCTTGCCGTGGCGTGCGCGATGGCACGCCCGGCAGAGCGTCACCCCGTTATCCGTGTCAAAGCGAAGTGCCAGCGCGGAGAACCACGGTTTCAGGTGATGTGCTTCAAGCCGGATACCGCGCCCTCCGCAGACCTGGCAGGTGTAGTTGTCTCGCTCAAAAACAGCAGTCCGCCAAGCGATGACGGCACCCTCTGGGCGTTCGTTGCCGGACCATCGTTTAGTCAGCCGTATCCATACGTCGCCGTCGGCCTGGTACCATAACACCAGGCCAGCCGCTGCCCACTCACGGATATAGGCCGTCATGCGGTCTACCGACACGTCCGTGCGCCGTGGGAACACGAGGGAGCGCACCAGGGCAGGATCACCGTTGGTGCGCCCTTCCACGTCAGCGAACGTAATCAGCCAGGTATAGGCCAGACGCGACGTGTCGTCACTCAGGTCGTCGACGGCCTTGTTGCGTGTGATCTTGGAGTTGATCATCCGGCCACGTGCCATCAGCTGGCCCCCTGTTCATCCTCTTCCACCGGCTCGTCGTCGAACGGCAGCGGCTCGGCCCAGTAACCACAGCTTGCATCCGCGCCGCTCACGTAGCCCCACCACGGGCAGAGGCTGCGCCACTCGCCCACCGGCGGCGTGCGCCACTCCCTGCAAGTCTCGCAGCGCTCGTCAGTCGGCATCGGTGGCCTCCCCCATGAACGCGAGCAGGGCATCGATGGCAACGGCGAGCGCCTTTTGTGCCGCATAGACCGGTTGTACCGTCTCACGGCTGTACTGACACGGCCACACCGTCCGCGTCATCTGCTCGTAGGCCAGATCTGCCCGCCGCTCTGCCAGTGCCGCCTGCACCACGTCGGCCTCGAGGCGAGCCTGTTCCTCACTTGCCATCGGTGGCCTCCATTTTATAGCCGCTGTTTATTACTAGGTTAACGAGCTTGCCGTATGCATCGGAATCCGACACATAGCTAATAGCAACGATTAACCCCCCACGCAGCGCATCCCGCTCCGCCGTCAGCCGCTCCACCTCGGCGCGCAGCCCGGCGTCCTGGCTGCTCCACAGACCCTCGTCCTGTATGGCAGCAAGGCGTAGCCCCTGGTTCTCGTCGGCCAGCCGGTCGATCTCGGCGAGCAGCCATTCCGTATCGTCTACGTGACCGTTGTCACGCAGAACACTGCATAGCCGTTCAGTTGCTAGCGCGTTCGTGATTCGTTCCAGGTGTTCTTCATCAGTCATGTTACTTGCCATCGGTGGCCCCCTCCTCTGTGTTATTCGTGGCTGGCCGCCGTGCACCAAAACCGGCGGCCAGCCCCAGGCTCGTGGGTGTGCCGACTCTCGCAACGGCACACATGCGACTGTCCCTCGATATGCCCTTTCGAGCCCAGTAGGCGGCGCCGGTAGCGAGCACCTGGCGTCCTCCGCGCCGCCGAACGATCACTCCGCCTTGTCCGTCCAGGTGTGCGCCGCGATGTAGGTCAGCACGCCAGCGGCCTCCTCCGCCGCGAGTTCCACGCCGTCCGGGTCACCCGCGATGTACATGACGTATCCGGTGCCATCACCATTCGAGATGACCCAGGAAACCCGCGCCATGTTCACAAACCCCTCGCCTGTCTTGACCCACGTGCCCTCGTTCCCCATCGTTCCCTCCACGCTGCTACTGCTACCGACCAGAGGCGCGTTGCCGAGTTGGACGGCTGGGCTAAGCCCGGTGCCCCGACGCGCCAGCGAGTGCTAGTCCTTGTTGTGCCACCACTCCATGTGGTCGAGCACCGACGCGGCCGCGAGGCGAATCTTGTCAAAGTCCTTTGCCTGATACGTGCTCTGCCCGCCAGTTCTCGCCTCCTCGTTGGCACCGCGCATCGCCTCTACCGTAACCAGTGCCGCCAAGAGTTTGGCCATATCCATCACATCCAGGCTGTCCATGTTCCCTCCCCTAGATCGTGCACCGCGCGAACTCGTTCGGCTCCATGCACTCGCGTGCCCAATCCTCCGCGTACACCCCGTCCAGGTCCGGGTGCTCGCGCTGGTACTGCTCGACCAGCGCGTAGAACCGCGCCTCGCGACGCTCGGACTCGCTCATGCAGCAGGTGCTCACGAACCTAGGAGGCGCGATCTTCCCCGTGCCCTTGCACACGTCGCACGGCTCCTCGGCTTCCGGCTCGGGATCACTCCCTTGCCACGACGCCGGCACGTAGCCGTCACCGTGGCACTGCGGACAGGTGGCGTTCATATCGCTAGTGCCTGTTGGCCGCGCGCGACCTCGTAGGCCGCGACGATGGCCGCCGCTTCCGCCGGCGCGTGCTCCGACGGGTTGTAATAGACCTTGCCGTCCTGCTCCACTTTGACCGTCGCCCAGTCGATCAGGGTACTGGCCTGTCCCGCCGTGAGGGTCTTCGACGTGTCGGTGTCAAACAGGTACAGGAGTAAGGAGTGGCGCTTCTGCGTCTGGACCTCGCCGGTGTCGGCCTTGAAGAGTTTCTCAACGCCGGCGACGGCCAGGTGCTGTTGCGCCTCACTCGCGAGGCCGGCGTAGAGCTTGTCAGCCGCCTGTCGCAGCGCCTTGCGGATGGTATCCGCGTCGTATGGGCGGTCTCGCGCGGTCTTGGGCGCAGGCTTGGCTTCGGCGGCAGGCTTGGCCGGCTCAGGCAGCGCCGCGCGCTCGGGTTCGGGCGGCAGCACCGGCTTAGCCTTCACGTCGATCACCTCGCCGCCCTCGTCGATGACCAGTGTGTCCGGGTCGGCCAGTTCCTCCGGCGTGTACATCCCGGCCAGCACGTCAGGCACGGTCACACGCGCCCCGGCGCTCATGCACCGCGAGAACAGCATCGCCTTCGGGTACGCCTGCCATGTGGCGGATTTCTCCAGTCCGGCACGCTTGGCATCGTCCATCGTGAACTCGTGCGTGTAGCTGGTCCCGCCCTTGCGCCGGAACTCGATCTCACACCGCGCGTTCGTGCTCTCGTTGATCTTGTACGAATGCCCCTCGCGCCAGATTAGCCCGCCCATCAACTGCGCCGACAGGCTAGGCTTGCCGTTCACAACAAAGATCGAACGGAAGGACTGCATCGGCCCAAGTCCCAACTCGCGTCCCGTGAGCATGACCGTCACGGCGGCTGCGGCCGTCTTGATGGCGGCCGGTAGGAGGCCGCTTTTCACCAGCACGTCGGCCTGCGCCAGCATCCCCTCGAACGATTGCGGCATGATCGCCGCGTCCTCACGAACCATCGGTACGTTCATCGTCGTCTCCCTCCATTGCCTCTGCGATCCCGATCTCCGCCGGCGTCACCGGCAGCCGCCCATCGCTGGCCGCCCACTCGCGATCCTCACGTTCGAGCAGGGTGATCGCGTCAGCCGCGGTACTCACGCACCGCCCGATCCGCGCCAGAATCCACCGCGGCCAGATCACCGCCCCGGTCCCGTCGTAGGCCACGAGTCGCATTGCGTCCCTCCAACTCTGCGACCCGACGCCGCAGTCGCCGATTCTCGCGCCGCAGTCCCTCGACGTACGAGGCGTCGTCTTCTAGCGTCGCACCCAACCACCGGTCCATCATCAGCTCGCGCTCCCGTTGTTCGTTCACAGCGCCCCCTCCAGTAGCGCCGGCAGGCAGGCCAGGGCGAACAGTCCGAGTAGCATCACCACCGCCACGACCGCCTCCGGCAACTGCGCCAGCCAACGCTCAACGATCAACGACTCGTCTACCCGCCGCATGAACCGCTCAAGTGCGCTCATAGGATTTCCTCCTCTCCAGGCACTAGGACCAGTGCCGTACCCAACAGACGCATGGCGGCTGGCTTTCCATGCACGAAGGCCGCCATATATTGTGGGTGCACCGCCCCGTACCAACGGAGATTGCCCTCGCGGTGCGTCTCTGTCAAGAGCCCCAATAGGGTCGTCAAGTCGTGCCAAGTCCCCGGCGAAACTGCTACCACCTGTTTCATCTCCCACCTCCGCAAGCAGTGTACCACACTTTCGCGTCAGTGGAGAGGTGCTATCCGTAAATTCGGGGAAGTAACTTACTAAAGAATGTCAGGAACCCCGGCCTGGCGGTCGGAGGGAGGGAGGCTCCGCCGCCAGGTTCGGGGAGGGTAATGGGTGAGTTCAAGAACTTTGGACATCGCCGCCGGCGAGTTCAAGAGAAACGCCACTTCTCTATAACTCGCCGTGTGTGCAGAATAGGCACTCAGAGCGTCACCTTATGCCCACAATGCGTCGTAGAACGCGATATTCCCTGGTGACAACAGCACCGGCACGCCGCCCCGCACGATGACCGCGCCCTGCTGCATCGCCGGCCTCACGTTGTGCTGGCTGACGTAGTACTCCAGCCTCGCCGGGTCCGCCGCCATCCCCGAGTCGATGGCCCAGTATCGCCCACCTACGTCACGCCCCTGCCCCCATAGGTGCCCGTGGCCGGCGATCACGTGCGTGTGGTATTTGGCCGCCAAGCGCGCCGGCACCAGGGTCTGCGCCACACTGACGTTCCGAGGGTGTTCGATGTAGTACGACTCGCCGCCCGATTCCAGGGTGAACCAGTAGGACCGGGTAAACGTGGTACGGCCGGCGCGCATGAACAGGCGCATGGCGGTTTCGACGGGCAGCAGCCAGTCGGTAAGGCGCGAAAGACGTTGCTCGTGGTTGCCCGCGCTGTAGACCACCTCGTCGAAACAGGATTCCAGCGTGCGGAGGATGCCTTCAGTCGCCGCGATCTCCGTCTGCACGTCGTACTCGTTGCTCTTGGCGAACACGCTGAAGGCGGTAAAATCCACCAGGTCGCCGCCGATCCCGAGTTTGTGCACGCCCCAGCGCAGGGCCAGATCGACGCAGCGGTTGATCCATGCCGCGTCGTGGCACGGTGAGTGCACGTCAAAGAGCAACAGCGCGTCGCCCCGCAATACCGGCGGCGATGCCAGCGTCACCGGCGACGGCTGCACTTTGCCGTGCCAGCCGCGCCGGTCGCGAATGCGCATGATCGCCTTTTGCGTCCTAGCGATCCCGCGTTCGGCGAACGTGGCCGCGATCTCCGCGGAGTCCCGCCCCTGTTCGGT